CCATATTTTATAAAGTCATACTTAGGGTTAGTAAAATGACTTTTCATAGAGAGATAAGTTTGGTAGGTTTCAAATGGAGTCACTTTCATTTAATATCAATTTCCATTCCATTAAAGGATCTGTAATGTCCTATTCTACCAGTTGGGAAAGTATTGACCACTAGACTGTATCTATCATTAAAATCTTTACTTGGTTTTACTTGGTGAAATGTATTAGAAGGAAATAAACTTAGAGTACCTGCTTTTGCACGACATTTATGACTAACATCACTATCATGATCAAGATTTCTAACAGTAACCATTGGTTGCTCCTCCCTTTCCCATATACTAGTATGATATATCATAGTACCTGTAGGTGAGTCTGTCAAATAGAAAACACCACTTATATAAGAGTTAGTGTGAAAATGTTTTGGTTGGTGTGTATTATACGTAGTGACTACACCCCAAGACTGAGTAATATCTATACAATCACACTGTAATTTTCTTGCTATTTTTACCTCATCCAAACATACACGTATCCAATCCATAATAGGTGCATACTCAGGTCTAAGATCAAGACGGGCATCTTCAGTCATTCCCGAAATATCATGAGTCGTAGAATGTTTTTGATGAATTAATTTTTCTTTTTTAAGTAATTCTAATGCTGTTGCTGTGATTCTTGGATCTGCTTCAAACTCATATATGGTCTGAGGTAATACTTCAATCTGTTTCATCCTTTTCCATGTCCAATTCTGTAATAGCATCTACAGGAACTTCTGCCTTTCCTATACGATACCAATGTTCAAGTTCTCCTGATTTCCAACTCTTGCGTTCTCCAATATATTCAAGGTCAGGGAAACTATGTTCCCTAAGCATTGCTTGAAGACGATAATGTGTTAATTGAGCTTTGGTAGGCATTATAAAGGCAATTTTGCTCTTGATGTCTTTTTCATAAAATTGAGTTCCTGTGCATCCCACTTCAATTTCTCTTTGAGTGGTTTAGAAACTAACTTTGTTACTGATTCTATCTCAAGTCCATTGATTTCGCAATAGTAACATATTGCATCAATATAATTCATATCTTCTTTAGATACTATTGACTCAATTTCCATTGCAAATTTAGCAGGAGTAAGAAACTTCTTCTCCATTACTTGCTCAAGTTCTTTATTCGGTTCCATAGATTTCCAATTTATCTCCAACAAACTTTCTAATATATTTGTCGAGAAGTTTGATGTACTTTGCTTTGTTGTACTCTTCATAAACTACACATTCTCCATTTTCACAAGCCATAATAATGACTAATTTTTTAATTGATATATTTTTCAATTCATACAACATACAACCGTATGCCATCGCTTGGACAAAATAATGTTCTATCCATTTTTTAGGCTTTGGTTTTTTAGACGTTTTAAAATCTATTATTGATAACTCTCCATCATATTCTGCAATACAATCAACAGTTCCAGCGATACCAAGTTGCTTACTATATAGGGCACCCTCAAGAGAGTAAATATTATCTATTTTATTAAGTTCCCCCTTTGAGATTTTAAATAAAAAATCAGACATAGGAGGAACCTCTGGAAGTACTTCATCATTACTTAAATAATGTTCCGTAAGAGTGTGCATACCAGTTCCACGGGTTGTGGCCGCTTTCGTGATACGATCTGCCTCTTCATTACCTACCTTCTTTCTCCAATTAACAAAGATGTCTTTATTAAAGTGGCTAGTGACGGAAGTAATTGAAACAAGTTTAAGTAACTCTTCTTCGTCTGGTACTGAGTAATAACGAACTCCATCAATAGTCTCCCTAGTAAGTTTAGGAAGACTCAAATCAACATGTTTAAACATTACATACCCATTTCAAGTTTAGCAATAATATACTCCTTCACGAGTCCAGAACGAATGATATCATCAATTCCAAATTCTATTATATCAAAAGAATTCATTTTACGCAAGATGTTCATAAAGTCCACTATACCGTTTCTCTCATTAGTTTTAAGTAAATCAGATTGTCTAGCATCTCCACAGAAGCATATCTTACTATTTTCTCCTATTCTGGTAATAATACTATCGAGTTCATGGAAATTGAGGTTCTGAAATTCATCAACAATCACAATCGCATTATCGAGTGTAGTTCCTCTTAAAAACGAGGTACTCCAGAATTTAATTGTATCCTGTGCTTTTAGATTCCCATAAAGCATTTCAAAATCAGCATCAGAGTTCATTTCGAACATATACTTTACCATGTGCTTATAAGGCACTTGGTAGATGTCTGATTTATCTTCATAATCACCAGGTAAAAATCCAATCTCTCTTGTAGAGACTAATGATCTTACAATATAGATTCTTTCGTATGGAGTTTTCTGGTTTAAAACGTCCTTTAGAGCATTGAAAAGGGTAACGAAAGTTTTTCCTGTCCCTGCTGCTCCATAGGCAACGATTTGTTTTCCTTCTTTATAGGAATCAAATAGTCTTTTTTGATTATCAGTAAGAGGTTGGATATCAATCAAATAATCAGCACTCAGAGGTTTTTTCCTCTTCATCTGTTTACCAGTCATTCCCACACCAATAGGTTGATCCCCAGAGGTTTTTCTTTTACGGGCCATTTTATAGTTTCAAATTACGGGCACCTGGTGCTTTGGATGCTTTCTGCAGAACTTCGTTCCAGCCAGGCTTTGATTTACGTAGTTTATCTCTCCATTCTCCCACTTCTGCAGCCATCGGACATGTTGATGGATCAGAGTAATCTCTACTCCACTCAGGGTTATCAGCACACCACTGATCCCAATCATGTACACTCATTGAGACTTCTTTCTTATCTCCATTTTTTGTATTTACAACAGGATATGTAGCCATAATATTTTATCGGGTAAATTTATTTAGACCCATTCTAGGGCTTCTGATACGTTCGGGAATTGCTCTATAAAGATCTTTCTACATTTCTCTGCAATCTGCATGTGCTCTTTTTGAGTACCGTGTGCAGATCTCAGGTTAATATAGTGAATCCATGAACGACAACTTCCAGTCATATAGATTCTGGTAGGAGTACATAGAGGTAACACCATTCTTGCACATTCCTTCGCAACACCCTGACTCAGCATTTGCTCATAAAGTGCCTTTGAGGAACTAAACAGGGTTATCATCTGTTTCTCAAATTTGTCTATTAATTCGGGTTCCAAGTCATTTGTAGAATTTTGACGATTCTTCGTGTCTTGTTTTCTGAGTTCTGGTAGGTCAAAATCGCCTAATGCGGTGCTTGCTGCATATCTCTGTGAGAACTCTTGGAACGTAAAGCTCCTATGTCTCAAAATTTGAGCAGCAATAGCTCGGCTTGTCTCGATCTCCAAGCTCATCGAGGATTGTTCAAATACACTCCAATGATTATGCTTAATACAATATTTTAATAATCCAGAATAGTTCTCATTATCTTGATTTGAGGGATTACTCACTCTGGCGATATAGGCCATCATTTGCTCCGCATCAGGAGTGATACTTACAAGTTTTACGTTCATTTACCAAATCCTTCGGGTTTTTCTTTTTTCTTAACGACATTCATTTCTTCAAGCATTGCAAGTTGCTTTTTCATATATGCTAATTCATTAGCATTATACAAATAGTCTTGTTGTATTGCATTTTTTAAATTCTTTATAAGATGTTTTTGTCTTTTCATCCGTCGTCGTCCTCAAAGATTTCATCATAATCGTTTAATACCTTTTCTGCGGTACTTACAGTGGAATATGCATCTACGTCAGAATAGATTTCTGCCTTAAGTGCATCTACTGCCATTTCAACCTGTCTAAGTCGTAATTTCAGTTGGTCTCTTTTCGGTTCCATAATTTTTATATGGTATTTAGGTATTTTACACAAAAAAAGAGCATCTGTCAAGAGATGCTCTTAGATATATCAGGAATTGATACTATGCAGTAACAACTTCCTTCTCAAACTTGATACCTCTATAAGATTCTTGAACCTTGTTAGAGTTAGTTTGCTTTTTGTCGTTGGTATCGTACTTGATACCTCTGTATGTGACTTGTGCCATGATGGTACTCCTAAAGTAGTTGGGTTTTTAAATCCGTTCCTTTAGTCGGCTTTTGCGTCCTTACAATCTAATCCTTGCCTTTCAGCAAAATCATAATATAGATCAATAATTTCCTGCCTATCTTTATCGCTAATGTCTGAATAGACCTTAGCACGATCTACAAGAGTATTAATGTCGGTGCATGATACTGTAACTAAAGTAGTAACAGCAGTTGATGCAGCAATCAAGGTTTCAATCATAGGATGAACGATCCGTTCCGAGTCGGCTTACTTGCGACCTGAATGTATCAGGTTGAACGATTGTGTTAATACTAACACAGTTATAGTATATAGTCAAGTAATATTGTAACATGTGTTACAAAATCCTGTGGCTCAAAAAAATGTCGGAGTTTTTTTCACCCGATTTTTGAAAGCTAAGGTCAATTTTGGTGGCCAGAGGTTACATGTAATTAATATTGATGTTACATCTAAACTGATCATCAGTACAGTTAGTACTGTTGTGTTTGACTTGAGGGTTGAAGAATAACATTCTGTTTTTAACAGACTCAACTTTTGTACCATTAACATTAGTATGTCCATCACATGTATTCAAAGATAACAATGCTCCCTTATGATCAAATTTATAATCTACATGAGGTCTATGACTAACTAGAATATCTGTTCTAGGATATAGATTTACCTTTACTCTAATTAATGATTCTGCACCTATAGCTTCTTTCAATATATCTGCAATCCAGTGGTGAGGACTACAAGGCATTGAATATGAATTTAATTTCTTATTTTCATCCATATAAGTTTCATATAATGAATGAGTAAAATAACAATCCTTCTCCTTACCTAGACCAGAAATATCCCTGATACACCTCCAAGGAGTATCTTCATGATTAAATATGGTTTTTTTAATTCTATAGAAGGTTAATTTATCTAAAAAAGTGTCTTCAATTCTCATTTTTGATTAGGATAATACACCTGCACAAATGATTCACACTTAGGACATGAGAGATTACTTACAATAGAATACTCTTCTTCACATCCATAGTCTTCAGCATCAAAATCTGATCCCCATATGAGTTCAGTATTACAGTGCCAACAGTTCATTTCTTTTTCTTCTTTCCTTGTGGTGACTTATATCCCCAGAGTGAAGGTCTAATCGTACCCTTACCGTATTCTATGGACTTCAGGCCTTGTTTAAGTTTATCATAGTACATATCAAACAAAGAAACTTTACTCCCTCTTGTGAGGTCATAGCGAACGGAATCCTCGTACACATACTTTACAATATATGCATCATTAGGTGCCTGAGTTGCTTTAACTTCCTCTTGTGTACCATTTTCTACAACGATATCAGTTCCATAGTTTTCATTCAAGTTAGTTATTTCATCCGAAGACCAAATAGATTTCTTTTTAGGAGTTGTTTTAGTGGTCGTCATTTCTTATCTCTCCATACAATATTAGGGAATGCTGCAGCAACAACTTCTCTTGTGATGTTGTAAGAATCAGATAGTCTTCCATCCTTTATAAGACAAACAATCTCTGCTTCTAATGGATGTAATCCTTGAAGAATGTTAATGAACATAGTCTCTCTACGGATAGCATTCAATCCATTATCACCACCCTTTACAAACCTATAGAAATGTCTGGACTCTCTTCGAATAGTAGTATGACCTTGCTGATCACCTACACCTAAAGAGAAGTTACCTTTCTCATGCATAGAACGTACCTGATGGGTGAGTTTAGTAGATAGAGTTCCACTATAAGAAACATTCTCATCATATCCTACGTAAGGAACCTCTCCTTCTGGTAGTACAGAAACTATTGCTTCATCAAAGTTCCAGATCAAGCACTGTCTCAATGCTTTGTGATCATATTTTCTAAGAACTTCTATCTTTTTGGCCTTAGATCTTTGTCTTGATACCAAATCAAGAATCTCAAATATAAAAGGATTAGGGGGAAGTTCTGGAAGAGTTTTAACTTGTAAAGTTCTCTTAGGTTTAGTCGTCTTCTTCTTCGGTGTCTGGGTCATAATTTTCAAAACGTACAGCTATAATTTCGTCTGGGGCTAGGTTACCATTTTCATCAAACATTTCTGGATGAGCATACACTGTTTGGGGTGTTGTATTGTATGAATGCTGTCTCGCCATCCATCCTATCATACCACCAACTAATAATGCAAGTATAGACACTAATGTTGTTAATGTCAAGGTTACTATGGTAAAATCCATTTTACACTCCTATTTTTTAGTTTTTTTCCTTGCCGATAAGGAAAATTCAAAATAGATATCTATTTCTGTATTCCAAAAACAGATCATCTTGTTCCATATTATATGAAAAGGTT